CCTTCACGAAACCCCGCATAGCGCGAGGCGTCGCCATTGCGGCTTCTTCCCGGTTTACGCGCCCTGGTGGTTTGCGTCTGCGGGTATTTATGTTCCAGCCACTGCTGCATCAGTTCACGCTCATCATCGGTCAGGGCAAAGGACTGTATTTCACTGATAATGGCCAGCACCCAGCCTTCGGCAAACTGGTCTCCACGGCTGGTGCGGGTGGCGGTTTTTATTCTTTTGTTCTGTGCACTGATATACTGCTGACGCGCCTTTTTCAGCTGACGGGCCAGCACTTCCCAGGTGTATGCAGCCAGTGCCGCACGTTCCCGGTTGCCGTAGAACCCCACAGACGGGTGCGTGCCGGGGTGAATGATGGAGTTAACACCAAATACCTCGCGGATGATGTTCATCAGGCCCAGCATGTAGCGCGGTGGACGGAGACTGCCTGTCGGCCAGTAGTGACTGATGGTTTCATCAATATCACTCATAGCAATGTCGGAATGTGTGATGCCGTGAACATCCATCAGTTTACGGGCTCGGCGCAGTGCCAGAGCGGCCTCGTGCGGGTTGCCGGATGCGGCCAGCGCCAGCAACTTTTTCAGTTTCTCAATGTGTTTATCCTGGTCTGTCATTGTTCAGTATCTCCGGTGTACATGACGCCCAGCCGTGCGGCAAGGCGTTCCAGTTTTTTCTGTTTGTGGAAGTCAATCAGCCGGCCCATCCCCTGAAGACGCAACTGCTCTGTCATGATTTCCACGTCTGCCAGCTCTGCCGCGAGGTCACTTTCGCTGCCCTGTCCGTTCAGGTTGCGGGCAGCACTGGCCGCCAGTTCAGCGGCCTCTTCTGTCAGTTTCAGGGCCTGTGCGTCCGGCCCGAAACGCTGCAGGGCCAGACGGTAGAGAGCGGCGCGGGTGTGTACGGTATTCCGTGTCATACCGCGCCCTCAGTGCTTCCGGTCAACAATGATGTGCAGGTCGCCTTCTGCAGTGATTTCCATCCGGTACGGCACCTCGTGCTCTGCCGCGTGGGTGAGTGTGTTCACCAGTATCTGCAGGGCGGCCTCCTTTCCGTTGGTCGCCACAATGGCCTGCGTGGCCATGCTGATTAACGCCGTCAGGGCGCACATGATATCGGTGAGGTCACGGCATTCACACTCGTTGATGTACCGTTCAACAAGGGCGCGGGCGCGCTGATGTGCTTCCTGTGGGGTAATCATTGCGCGTCCTCCCTGTCCGGGCGTGAGAACTCCATAACGGGCACATCTGCCGAAAAATGCTGGCTGCAGTACGGGCAGACCAGGGTGACGCGCACTGACGGTACGTGGTACTTACCGGACATCACGGCGACGGCGCTGTGAAAACGCAGGGTTGTAATATCTCTTTCGCACTGAATACATTTAAATATCATGATTTAATTCTCCTCTGTTTCCGGCGTGCAGAAGCCCACGGCGCTGACGCCGGAATAAAAAAGAAAATGTTTTTATTAAATAATTAACGTGGTGTGTTTACTGCACATCCTGCTCAAAAGGAATTATTGAAAAATCCTCAATATCACTTTTTATGGTAATACCGGGAATATTTTTCACGGCGTCCTTTTCATTCAGGATAGCGTCTTTATTTATTTCCTCTTTTACACGAATAAAGCGCTCAAGCCCCAGACGTCTCAGTAGTTCAATAACATTATCCGCTCCGCGAATGCTGACTGACGGCGGGCGGTTTCGCCACTGCACCTCGCCGGTGGTGAGGTTAGCAAACTTCACCTTCCCGTTGCCGGTCAGTTCATCACGGTGTGCCTCACACCATGTCTGGATACCGGACTGCAGTTCGGCCATGCGTTTTTTCAGGCTCTCGGTGAGCGGGGCATAACGTGCGGTGATATCGCCAATGGCGTCATTCATTTCTGTTTCAGCCCTGACCAGTTCACGTTGTGCGTCACCGAGCAGTCTGATGCCCTCAATGACCTCTTCGCGTGTCCCTGGTACCCAGAGTGCCGCTGCGGACTTGATACGTTTTGCCCCTTTTGTACTTTTTGCCATATCTTATGATTTCTCCAGTTGTGCTGATTACCACAAAGATTCCGGCCACACGACGCGACAGCCGTGCAGTTCGAAAACGCCCTGACGGAAATATCCCCTGTGGTCATGTCCGGTATACAGATAACAGGCCTTTCCCTGCTCAAGCATGCGCATGCAATGCGCACTCCGGGAAACGCGGATGACAGGTTTGTTACCCCTGATGGTGATGCTCTGTATATCCGTATTCGTCGCCTTAAGTGCCATAATGGCTGACTGCACTTTGTTAATCTGCTGGCTGATAACTGTGGTGGATTTCATTATTAAACCCCTTTGACAACGTCAGCATTGACCTGTGGAACCCCGATTTCAGCGGCCAGATTCATGGCGGCTATCACCAGGTTACTGACGGCCAGCGGATACAGCAGGCTGACCATATTTTTACGATGACTTCCCGGATTGCTCAGGCGGGCACGTATGGCATCCACTGCGCTGGCGTCCATAATGTCCGTCAGTTGTTTACCGGCCCGTTGCAGTTTGAACGTCAGAAATTCTTCAAGGTTATTGTCCAGAGGCAGAAGTTCGACCACCTCACAGCGCTGAACGACTTCACGGACTTCCATATTGCGTTCAGACAGTTTTGTCGCCAGTTCCGGCTGGCCAATCAGCACGATGGACAGCAGTTTTTTGAAACCGGACTCCAGCTCAAAAAAGCGTTTGAGGTGTTTCAGTGTCGGAATGGGCAGACTGTGGGCCTCCTCAATCACCAAAACGTGGCTGAACCCCGCCTGGCTGCTGTCTTTCAGGACGCGATGCAACTGGCGAAAACGGGCGTCCTGACTGCGTCTGATGCTTTCCAGTGGTGCGATGGTACTGATAATGGCTTCGGCAATCGCTGCTGCCTTCAGGGTTTTCCCTTTCACATCGTTGTCTTCCATAGCGATGATGTATGGCTCGATAACAATTACCGGCGCATTCTCGCGGTTGATACGTTCAGTCAGGTCGCGGCGCAGCGTGGATTTACCCGCACCGGACTCACCGATGACGGCCATAAACCCACCATGACGGGCTGTCTGGTACAGCGCCTCACGCACGTAGCGAATGTCCGGGGTGGTGAACACATCATCAGAACCCTGCATGGCTTCGTCGGCGAACGGGTCACGGAAAAGACCAAACGCTTTTTTGGTTGCTGGAAATAACACCTGTTTTTTGAGTAACATATTCTCTTCCTCACTGAGGCTCGTTTTATCTGTGGTACCCGCTGTACGGGGCGTGGCCGCGCCCTGTACAGCATCAAAACTCTTCGTTGTATCAATCCCCTGACTTTCCAGCCAGGACGCAAGACGCCGGCGCACTTCTCCAGGGCGGGTGCGGGGCCACGCGTTATGATTCACAATCTGGGCCAGCGTGGCCTCAGAAACATCGACAGCTCTCGCCACCACCGCCTGTGGGATACGGGCCTCTTTCAGTTGCTGCTTCAGTACCAGCATGTTTTCCTCCTCAGTTGCCGTTAACAATGCTGATAACACTGCTGCGGACCGGCGTGGTCAGCGTGGCCATGACTTCATCCAGTGCGGCTTCCGGTACGCCGTCCGGGTACTGTGCCGTTAACTGGCGGTAATGTTCCGGCGTCCAGGTAAGGCCGTCGGCGCTGAACTTATCGCGCAGGGCTTTCGCGGCCTCCACATGAGTCATGGGACGTTGTTCAGTGCGCGGCCCGCGTACGTCAGAGGCCTGACCACGCTTCGGCATATAGGCCGGAAGTGTGGCGTCATCAATATGTTTATACGGGTCAAGCCGCCCGCCGAACGGCAGCGCCTTCGCCTTGCGTGCGGCGGCTGCATCTGCGGCGTTGTCTGTACCGGTAACCAGCGCTTCGGTTTCTTTTGCCGCCATCTGTGCCGGGGTTTCCGGCAGGGCTTTGTAACTTTCGCCAAATACCGCCGCGCCTTCAGCAAAGCCAAACTCGTTCTTTCTGACCTCTTCGACCAGGAAGAACGTCTCGTGGCCGTCCTCACCGGTCAGAACCACCTGTGCCACATCGCTGCGCCATGGGTTACGGGTAATCATCAGTTTTTCACCAACCAGTACGCCCGGTACCGTTGATACGTCAAATTCAGTGCCCCGGAACGAGACACGAAGTTTTGGCGTGACTTTGCGGAGTTCTGGTGTCGCCACAGCCAGTTCACGGCATACCTCAACGGAAGGCGCTTTTTTCAGCTGCTCAGCAGTAATCTTCAGCCAGATATCCGTGCGGGTTTTACCGTGGCGGCTGTGAACAGCCGTGGCGTTAAAGTGGCTGCGCCATTTCGCGGCCAGCGCGTTGAGTTCTTCCAGACTGTGAACCGGCCGGAACTTCAGACCCGGCTCCAGCTTGCGTTCGATAATGTCACGCGCCTTTTCCACCTGTCCGGTGGCGCGGGCGTTATGCGGCTTGTGTGCTATCAGGTCGATGCCCAGTGAGCGGCACATGTTTTTCGTCATACCCGCGGTGTTTGCCGAGCCGGGGTCGAGATAGAGTATTTTCGGCACGCCGTGCAGCACGTCTGCGCCGCCACGCTCCTGCATGGCGTTGATAAGCACAGAACACAGGTTCTCACCGGATTCCGCACCCGTCACATACTCAACGTAAATCCAGCCGCTGGCATGGTCGGTAATCTCGTAACTCCACACGCGGTCACTGGCGATACGGGCAAGGTTAGCGGGCTTGTTCTTGTAGAACTTCGCGCTGTCCATCACCTGCAGTCCTTTGTGTCCATTACTCAGGTAGTAAAGCGTGCAGAGCGAGGCATCAATCTGCCAGACATGATTGGGATGCAGACTGGCCACTTCAGTATGTGGTGCAGGGGCATCCAGTTGTTCCGGGTGCAGGCCATAGTTACGCAGGGCTCGGCTGATGGCATCTTCGGACAACGGGAAAAACTCACCGGTGGTTTCATCTGTTCTGCCTGCGGAGATAAAGCCGTTAGCCCGCAGGGTTTCCACTGCATCCGCGATGGAATAGAGACGCTTACCGTTCTTGCGGGTGGCCTCACGCAGTGTGGCAGATATCAGCGCGGCTTCGTCGCGGGTCAGGGCGCTGCGCCCGGCATCGGCGCGTTTTTTGCGTTTATCAGTCACAGAGACCTCCTTCAGCCTGCGCAGCAGAGTGGCGCGGGACATGCCAAGTTCAGCACAGGCAGCGTCGTATACTGCACCGCGTTTACCATGCCCCGCATTACGTGCCGCGCGGGCTGTTTCAACCAGTTTTTCAGTCAGTGCCGGGGTCATAGCTTGTCTTCCCTGTTATCCGATTCTGGCGGCAATTTTTCTGGCGAGGTCGCACAGTGTTTCGCCATCGCAGGCTTTCACCACGGTATTTACCGGTTGCGGTACAGCTACCGGGCGCAATGCTGACTGAGACTGCAGGCGTCTTATCTGCTGCATCAGCATCTCCTCCATCGTCAGTACAAACGGGTGCGCCTCCTGTGCGGGTACGCAGATTTCACCGGAAGGGGTTACCACGCGGAAACCCTGCACCATTTCCGGCACCAGATTACACAGTGCGTGCCCCAGTGCCTCAGGGCTGTCCATCAGGATATTTTGTGTGTTATTCGTATTCATTACTGCATATCCTCCGGTCGGTTGATTTCAGGTTCCGGTTCGGTCAGCCAGGCGGGGACATCGTTACCCGATGGTGCGGCATCAAGGTCAAACGTCTCACGCAATGCATGAACACTGCGTTCAATCTGACAGACCAGACCGGCCATGAAATCTCTGGGGGTATCAATCATGTTTTTACTGCAGTATTCACACAGGGTTTCAAAGGCACCGGACAGCCGGACGGCAACAGCAGATTCCGCTTCAACCGCTAATGCCGTCACTTCCGCCCGCAGCTTCTTCATCTCTTCATCAGGCTCAGGCGGCTGAATACGGGATTTCTTCTCCAGTCTGGTGGAGAGTGAATCTATTTTTTCATTTTTGTCGGCAAGTACGCGCTGTTGTGCTGCGTTGGTTTCACGCGCTTCGCGCAGAGCCTGACGGAGTTCACGTACTGACATGCGATCAACGTCGTCAAGCGTCAGGCCGGCAACTGTGCCGCCGTCGGCCAGTTCGGCAAGGTCTTCGTCATCTTCAGCAACAAGTTCAAATAATTTTGCCTTACCTAAAAGCGACAACGTTGTCGCTTTTGGCTCTAGTTTTGGTGAAAGGTATTTCAAAGATGCTTTCATCATTCGTTGTGCTGCGCGCACATGCAGACCAAGTTGTTCTTCTACAATTCCAACAAAGTCCCCGTGTGGTTCATTTTCTTTGAGAATAATAAGCCGTTTACCTGCCTCCAGCATGGCCTCAGCGCTCTGTGCCATATAAAACCGAGCCTCATGAACTATGCGATCTCGCTCATAGGGCTGACCATCGCCAAACTGCTGCATGATCTCCATGCGATGCTGTGTCATGGCGTTCAGACTGACATTGAGATCATCCGACAGAGGCTCCTCGGCGTTCAGTTCAGTGTTAACGGGGGATTTGGTGCGTCCCATTGATTACTCCTTACAAACGACTACCTGAAATAACACGTTGGTTGATTTCGTTAATGCGATCCTGTGCACGTGCCATCTCGTTACTGTGGGCCATGGCGATCTGCAGTAACTGGATGCCCGGCGCGAAACGCCCGTTTTCCAGTTTCAGAGCCAGCCCTTCTTCGATGAGGGTGTTGAGTGCCCGGTTGATGTTTGCCGGTGACTCGTGCAGTGCTGCCGCCAGTTCACCGTTAGAAATACCATTCAGGGCATGACCGCGCAGCGCTTTGAGTACCCGGAGGATGCGACTGCCGGAGCTTGAAACATTCGTCTTACTCATCTGCATACCTCTTTTGCGATATGTGATAACCTTTTACAAAGACTCAAAATCTTCAGGCTGCCTGAGCTGTTGATTTCAGCCCCAGTTTCACGGCGATTTCATGGGATTTACCGTAACGGGCTTTGGTCTGCCCGTTGAGAACGCGGTATACCTCATTGCGGTTGTAGCCGTTTTCTTCTGCCCAGCGGGTGAACGTGATCCCGCGCTGGCGAAAGAGGGCTTTGACTTGTTCTGCAGTCATCGTTGTCTCCTTTGTTGATGCAATGATGTTTGCCTTATGTGTGATAGATTATGGTGCAGATTACCTCACCAGTCAACTTAAAGAGTGCAGAAAAACTCACATGATCGGGTTACGTATTAAAGAAGAAAGAGAGCGTCTATCTCTTACACAGCAAGGGTTGGCTGATGCTATAGGTGTGGCAAAGAGAACTTTCATTGATTGGGAAAAAGATCGCACTTCTCCTACTGCAGTGCAGTTATCTGCACTATCAGAAATCGGTGTAGATATTTTGTATGTAGTTACTGGGGTGCGGAGTCAGCCTGTTGTTGCACCGTATGTGTCACAAGAAAAGAAAGAGTTAATGGATGCATTCGACGAAATGAGCCCCGAACAACGGAGGGCAATTCTTGAGGTCGGCAAAGTCTTCATTCAACCAAAACCGAGCAAACTCGCAGGCTGATTCTGACCCGGACACAAAGGGCGCGTGGTTGATCTGGATGCTTTCAGAAAACATCGCCAGTGACATAGTGGAAGTTGTCTGGTTTACCGGAAAGCATTGCGCTTTCCGGTTTTGCTTCAGAAGTTGCAGATTACCAGTTCACGGCGCGGCGTGGGTTTCCCCGCCAGACTGTAGTTGATATTCACCGTCTGTATGTTCAGTTCAGTGAACACCCGACGCATCTGCGGAATGTCGTTCACCGAGATAATCATCTTTCCTCTGATGCACCGGGCCAGTTCTGCGAGTAGTGTGTAGTTCTCTTCAGGAAAATCCACACCATAGCCTTCCGTCCCCAGATAGGGCGGATCACAGTAGAACAGCGTGTGCGGACGGTCATAACGCTTAATGCACTGGTGCCAGTCCATGTGTTCTATCACCGTTCTGGAAAGCCGCAGGTGTGCCGCTGACAGTTCTTCTTCAATACGTAGCAGATTGAAGCGTGGCGGAGATGTGGTGGAGGTGCCGAAGCTGTGCCCTGCCACCTTGCCACCAAATGCCTGCTTCTGGAGGTAGTAGAACCGTGCCGCACGCTGGATATCCGTCAGTGTTTCTTCCGGGGTGATCTGCAGCCATTTGTAGATCTGCCGGCTGACCAGCGCCCATTTGAACTGGCGGATAAATTCTTCCAGGTGATGTTTTACCACCCGGTACAGATTCACCAGTTCACCATTGATATCGTTAATGACTTCGAGCTTGCCGGGAGTCTTGAGAAAATAGAGCGCAGCTGCGCCGCAGAACGGCTCCACATAACATTCATGCGCAGGAAACAGCGGCAGGATGTGTTTTCCCAGGCGGCGTTTGCCACCAATCCATGGAACGATGGGTAATGTCTGCGTTTTCATAATCTGTAAGCCTTTTACAATTATTAAAAATATGGCAGGCTAGTCTGGTCTCGCGAGACTGACTGAACCTCGGTCGGCTCACAGCGCATTCCTGTGGGACGATGGCCAGCCCGGCTTTCGGGTGCCGGGCTGGTCGTTCTTTCATGATGCGGCAGGGATAGTGGGATTTCTGTTAATGTGGTTTAGGGATTATCCGGGGCGATTTTCTGACCTTATCTGGTCCAGGGCATAAGTGATCCCTTCTGCAAAAACAGAAGTATCAAACTGCTTTTGTATTTCCTGAAAATGAACAGTAGCACGACAGATACTCAGTTCTCCGCGATGTAACCGGATAATATCTTCCAGAATATTGTTCACTGCTTCAGCACGGCGCTGATGTTCTGTTAACGTTAATCGGGGATTCATGATGCACTCCTTAAATGATGATTTTTATGTACTCACCGGCAAAATATTCTGCCGATTACTGAACACGCATCCGGCACCTCAGGTTTTGATTTATTCTGGTTTTTTCGATATCCCGGACCAGGTTGATCACGACCAGAAAAAGTGCCGGTATTTTATTGATACGCTGATATGGCTTCGGGATAACAGCTATATTCGTTACTCTCAGTTGCTGGCTGTGGGAGCGGCTGATGTCGTCCTCACGGAAAAAACGCTCTGTCTGCTCAATGCCATGCCGACCTTTCTGCAGCCCCGGCCCGTACCATTTAAAGAGTTGCTTCTGGATGCAGTAAAAACCGGCGAAAATGCAGTCATCGCTGAATGCGTATCCCGGATTATGCGTTACGTGTTTAATGAACGTAAGTGAGGTTTATCTGCTGTCTGCATAATCCCGATAGCCAGTGCGAGGGGAAGTAATTCCGGGGAAACTCTTTCAAACAGCGATGCCCATTCTCCTCTCGCCATCACTCTGTCCAGTCCGCCCCCCAGCTGCATTTCAGCAATCTTCCTGATTTCCCGGAACAACGCCGCTTTGATCTCTTCATGCTCAGCTTTATTTTCCGGTGTCAGAATGTATTCGTCGAAGAACCGGGGAAGCTGGTTAACGGGGATTGTGTTCACCGGGAGGTGTTCCTGCTTCCCGTACTTCGGGGCCGAAAAACATTCTGTTGGCTGACCGGTGAGTTTACGTAACTCCTTCATGAGCAGTTCCTGATCGTAAACTGTCATCAGTGCCGCAATGGTGGCATGCAGTGCATCGGGCAGTATCCAGGGTTGTCGGCCCGTGGGGCATATAACATCCAGCAGCTCATTCGTCCGACAGATACGCTCCTCGCCGTATGACAACAGGTCCTGTCCTGTGTATTCCTCCAGCCTGATCACTGTGCCAGCCCGTGGCTTCTGCCAGGTCGTCAGATCATCGCCACTCATACGGCGCTCATTCTCCACGTCAGCAGCATCGACAATGACGCTGTTTCCGAGTTCCTGTTTCACCACTTCCTCTATCCGCGCCAGTACGTAACTTTTACCGCTGCCCACAGGACCGGACACGGTGACAGTGATGACCGGATTCAGTGTATGTGTCATGTTGCATTCTCCTCTGTGAATAATTCATCGTTTATCCTGCACATCCCGTATCCCCGGCTCTCTTAACGCGCTTTAAAATCCTTCGCGCCCTGTATTTGTGATGCTGTCTCCACCAGACAAGGAGACACACATGAAAAACCTGAAAAAATTCATTCCCCCTGTTAAAAAACCTCGCCTCAGCGGCTGGCTGCTGACCTCAGTGCTGTTGCTGGGCACCATCGCTCTGGTCTCGCCACAGCAGTTGCCTGTTGTGATCTACAAGCTGGCACTCATCACGCTGGCAGCAGTGCTGGGTTACTGGCTTGACCGTTCGCTCTTCCCTAAAGCCCGTCCCGGTCAGTACCTGAAACATGAAGACAGGCTGATGGCTGATGGGCGTTTCCCTGTACAGACCGGCCTTCACCTGGTGTTTTCTGCTGCGTTAATCCGCCGTGCACTGATTGTTGCAGCAGTCTGTCTGGCCGTAGCGATGGGGCTTTAATGATGACTATTTATATGTACTGGCCTCAGGTTGTCTGGGCCGTGCTGGTATTGCTGGGGCTGGGCAGCGAACTGGCCCGCCACGGGCAGGCCCAAACGGGTAAGCACAGTTTCTGGTGGCGGCTCTTTGGTTCAGTAACAGTAGCCTGGCTGCTCTGGTGTGGCGGCTTCTTCAGTCAGGCCCGCGCAGCGCAGCCTCCGCAGGCTGCGCTGCAGTATCGCGATGATGTGATCCGTAATGCCCGGCTTGAATGGGGACTGTCTGCGCCGGTGGCCGATTTCGCTGCGCAACTGCATCAGGAAAGCGGCTGGCGACCTGATGCGGTCTCGCCGGTTGGTGCTCAGGGACTGGCGCAGTTCATGCCCGCCACTGCTGACTGGATAAGTCAGCTGATGCCGGGGCTTAACAGCCGTGAGCCGTTTAATCCGGCATGGGCCATCCGGGCGCTGGTCAGCTATGACCGCTGGCTGTGGCAGCGCGTCAGCGCCGCCAACGACTGCGAACGTATGGCCATGACACTGTCGGGCTATAACGGTGGTCTGGGCTGGGTACAACGGGACAGGCAGCTAGCATCACAGAAAGGCCTGGACAGCACCCGCTGGTTCGGGCATGTCGCCACGGTGAATGCCGGACGCAATGCTGCCAGCTGGCGGGAGAACCGCCATTATCCACAACGCATCCTGCACGAGCTGGCACCGCGATATCTCACATGGGGAGGCTGCAGCTGTGTGGCATCTGGTTAAAAATCTACCGTGGCGCGGCATTCTGCTGGCCATTCTTATCAATGCCTTTCTGGTCGGCCTGTATGCCATGGGATACAGAAGTGGTCATGACTCTGCAAAGCGTGACGGTGATGCCGCGCTAAGTCAGTTGCAGTCAGCATTTGACGCGTACAAAACGGAGCAGGCAACGCTTGAGAATGCTGCGCTGCGGGCCTGGGCCAGACGGTATCAGGAGCAGGTGGCCGCCGGGCAGCAGGCTGAAGCCGGTTACCTTGAGCAGATTGCTCAACTGGAGAGCCGGAACAAACAACTACAGGGGCAAATTAACGATGTCACACAGCGCTGGATTGATGAAAAAGGTAAGAGCCATCCCATTGAGTGCGTGTTTACTCGCGGTTTCGTGCGCCAGTACAACGCTGCACTCGGATATGACAACGCATCCGTCGACACCGGTCATTCAGACTCAGTTGCCGCCGCTGGCACCCGCTCTGGCACAGCGACCGGGCAACCTGAAACCGCTGATACCCGGTTACGCGATTCGGGTGTCTCCCAGCGTGACGTTCTCGCCAACATCATCGACAACGCAGGGCAATGTCGTCGCTGGCGAAACCAGATAAACGCGCTGCTGGATGAACGGGAAGGATTACAGAAATGACACTGCAGGTTGAATTCTGGACGGTGGTGAGTTTTCTGCTCACCTTCATGGGGTTTGTTGGAGGGCTCGCCAAATGGTTGTTCAGTAAAACAGAAGAACGCCAGGCGGCACGATTCGCCTCCCTTGAACAGGCCCTGCAACAGTCCGCCTCCAACTGGGGCGAGCTGGAAAAGGAATTTATGCGATTTAAAGCGGATTTACCGCTGAATTATGTCCGTCGCGAGGATTATATCCGTGGCCAGACAGTCATTGAAGCCAAACTGGACGCGCTTTACAACAAACTGGAAGTGGTACAACAGTACCGCAATACCGGAGGTCAATAATGGTCGATATTATCCGTGTGCGCCGCGAATCCCTGCGCTGGAGTCTGCTGGTTGCCCTGAACAAAACCCGCCCTTACACCGCCAGCGAGACGCTGCTGCTGGACGTGTCCCGTGCCATCTACCCGGACACCACGCAACTGGAGCTGCGCCGTGAGCTTGATTACCTGGCAGATCGCAAAATGGTGGAGCTGGAGAAGAGACCGTCCGGTGACTGGTTTGCCGATCTGAGTCGCCTTGGTGTGGATATTGTGGAATACACCGTGGAATGCGGCCCCGGTATTGCCCGCCCGGAAAAATACTGGAGTGAATGATTATGGGACGTCGCAGCAGCATTGATTCTCTCCCGACAGAAGTACGCCGCTGGCTGGAGCGGGCGCTGACGGAGAATAACTTCAGTGGATATGCCCGGCTGGAAGCCCTGCTGAAGGAGAAGGGATACGTCATCACCCGCTCTTCCCTGCAGCGGTTTGGCTACAAAATGGAGCGACAACTGGCCCGCATCCGCGCCGCCACCGAGGCCGCGCGTCTGATGGCGCAGGAAGCCGGTGACGAGGCGGACGATCGTTCTGCCGGGATGATGGCACTGATTCAGACCGAGATGCTGGATGTTCTGATGCGTCTGCAGGAAATCGGGGAAAGTGATGATCCTGCAAAACGCGCAAAACTGCTGGCCACTGCTTCAGAAAGTATTGCCACTCTGGTACGGGCTTCGGTGACCCACAAACGATTCCGGGCCGAGGTGCTGGCAAAAATTGAGGCGCGGATGAATGCTCTGGAAAAACAGGCGAAGTCCGGCGACACCCGCCTGAGTCTGGAAACCCTGAAGATGGTGCGGGAACAGATTTACGGGGTGATCTCATGACAGCAGCCATTCAGCTGTATCCCTACCAGCAGACGTGGTTTCTGGATCGTGCCCGTTTCAAGATTGGTATGTTTGCCCGCCAGACGGGCAAGACGTTCACCACCACGCTGGAACTGGTTGACGACTGTTTTGAAACGGAGGCATCAGGGGGACGCACACGCTGGGTGATCCTCTCGCGTGGGGAACGTCAGGCAAAAGAAGCCATGGTGGAGGGGGTGAAAAAACACTGCAGTGCCTACCGGATGGCGGCCCGTGAGGTGGAAAGTTATTACCGTGCTGAAAGCGGCGAACGCTACACCATGCTTGAGGTGGAGTTACCCGGTGGCTCCCGTATCACGGCCCTGCCGGCGAATCCCGACACGGCCCGTGGTTTTGCAGCCAATGTCTTTCTGGATGAGTTTGCCTTCCATGCTGACAGCCGCAAAATCTGGACCGCCCTGTTTCCGGTCATTTCCAACGGCTACAGACTGCGGGTAACGTCGACACCGAACGGCAAGGGCAACAAGTTTTATGAACTGATGACCAGCAGCGCCCTTGAAAATGTCTGGTCACGTCACATCGTGGATATTTACCGTGCTGTGCACGATGGCCTGCCGCGTGATATTGCGCAGATGCGGCAGGCTCTCAATGATGATGATGCCTGGGCGCAGGAATTTGAACTGAAGTGGCTGGATGAGGCATCGGCCTGGCTGACGTTTGAACTGATTGACGGCGTGGAGCACGATGCTGCCGGGCTGGCGATGCACTATACGGGTGGCCCCTGCTTTGTGGGAGTGGATATTGCTGTCCGTAATGATCTGTTTGTGATCTGGGTGCTTGAACAGGTGGGGGATATCTACTGGACCCGGGAAATCATCACCCGTAAACGGGCCACATTTGCTGAGCAGGATGCTTTGCTGGATGACGTATTTTTCCGTTACCGCGTGCTGCGCTGCTGTATGGATCAGACCGGGATGGGAGAAAAGCCGGTGGAGGATGCACAGGGTCGCCATGGCAGAAGCCGTGTGGAGGGGGTGATATTTAACAGCCCGAACAAGCTCACCCTCGCGACCCGTGGCAGGGAGATGTTTGAGGACCGCCGCCTGCGTATTCCGGCGGGAGATGTGGTCCTGCGCAGTGATCTGCATAAACTTCGCAAGGTTACCGGGCCTACCGGAACTCCCCGCTTTGTGGCCGAAAGTGATGCAGCAGGTCACGCCGACCGCACATGGGCCTGTTTTCTGGCAATAAACGCCACTGACGGACCGTCAGGGCCGGTGATGGCCCGTTCGCGTCACCGCCGTGAGGCTGGTCATATACTGGAGGGATTCTGATGGCGAGGGGGATCTGGGTTTCACCCGATGAATTTGTTGCTTTTTCTGAGCCTCAGAAATCACTGACCGCGCAGATTGCCTCCCGCAGCCGCGCGATCGACTTTTACGGACTGGGCATGTATCTGCCCAATCCTGATCCCATTCTCAAGGCTCAGGGACGGGATATCCGTATCTACCGCGAACTGCGCACCGACCCGCTGGTTGGGGGCTGTATCCGCAGACGTAAAGCAGCGCTCAAATCACTGGAGCGTGGACTGGAGCGCGGTCACGCTTCTGCCCGGGTCTTCCGTTTCATCCGCGACATGCTCGACGATCTGGATCTGTCCCGCATCATCGGTGAGATGAGTGATGCCGTGCTCTACGGGTATCAGCCCTGTGAAATCATGTGGGGCCGTTCGGTCAGGGCGTGGGCAGTGACGGATATTGTCGGCAAACCGCCTGAGTGGTTTCAGTTTGATACGGACAACTGCCTGCGCTTCCGGGCGCGTGATGCGGGTGTGGAGGGTGAGCTGCTGTCACCGTCAAAATTCGTGGTGCCGGCACAGGATGCCTCGTATGACAATCCTTACGGTTTCCCGGACCTGTCCATGTGCTTCTGGCCGGTCGCCTTCAAGAAAGGCGGGATGAAATTCTGGCTCCGCTTTGCCGAAAAGTTTGGCTCCCCGTGGGTGATCGGTAAACACCCGAGGGGTGCAAATGATGCAGAGATTGAAAAACTGCTGGACTCCATGGAGCAGATGGTGGAGGACGCGGTGGCCGCCATCCCCGATGACAGCAGCATCGAACTCAAAGCCGCGGATGGTAAGGCGGACAGCAGCGAGGTATTCCGCGAGCTGATCACACTGTCACGCAGTGAGATCTCCATTGCATTACTTGGTCAGAATCAGACCACGGAAGCGAACAGTAACAAGGCCTCTGCACAGGCCGGGCTGGAGGTAACGGCTGATATCCGCGATGCGGATGCGGACATCATTCAGGCAGCAGTGAATCAGGTTATCAGAACGGTGGTCACCCTGAACTTCGGCGATGTGCCGTGTCCGGTCTGGGCCATGTGGGAACAGGAGACCATTGATGACACCCGCGCCACCCGCGACGAAAAACTCACCCGGGCGGGTCTGCGTCTGACCCCGCAATACTTTAAGCGTGAGTACCAACTGCAGGACGGCGATATTGACGAGACATCACCGTCGGAACGCCAGAATAACATGCTGCCGCTGTCATTTGCCGAGGCGATTGATGCCGATATTCAGGCTCAGCAGCAGCTTGACGACGCGCTGGACATTCTGATGAACGGAGGTGTGTTAAATGGCACGCTGGAACCCGTCCTGGCACCTCTGTTTAAGCGGGTCGAAAACGGGGTTAACCCGACTGAGCTGCTGGGCGAACTGGCGGAGCTCTACCCTCAGATGAACACGGACGATCTGCAGGAACGGCTGGCCCGTATTCTCTTTGTGGCAAATATCTGGGGACGTCTGCATGAGCGTGACAACGGCTGAACTGGCGTACTGCATGACGCTTCCCCCGAAGCGGGCAGTCAGTTACCTGAAGTCCAAAGGGTATCAGATTACCTGGGACTGGGAAGAAATGTGGCAGGAGGCCCATGCCCGCGCCTTTACCGTTGCTAAAGTGACCCGCCTGGATATCCTGGAAGATATTCGCGGGGCACTGCAGCAGGCTGTCGATGAAGGAAAAACCGATCGCTGGTTCCGGCAGGAGCTGGAGCCGGTGCTGAAGCGTAAGGGATGGTGGGGACCACGTGACACGACTGACCCGGTAACGGGTAAGCCGGTCACCATTCAGCAGGGCAGTCCGTGGCGGCTCGATACCATCTTTCGCACCAATATGTCCGTACTCTACAGCGCCGGTCGTTGGGCGGAACAGATGGAAAACGTCGACGACAGGCCGTACTGGATGTATACCGGCATCAACGACAGCCATACCCGCAGGAGCCATCTGGCGCTGCATGGTCTGGTGCTGCGCTGGGATGACCCGTTCTGGCAGGCATTTTACCCGCCGAACGGCTGGCGCTGCCGCTGTAGTGTGATTGCCCTGAGTGCGGCGGATGTACGTGCCCGTGGCCTGAAGGTTATCAGCTCCGGCTCTGCCATGGGCCAGGAACTGAAACTGGTCTCAGAGAAAACCGGCGAAATGCGGAACGTGGCCACCTTTAATACCGGCACCACGAAGGTGACCACCGACGTCGGCTGGTCTTATGCACCGGGGGCAGCATACCGTCCCGACCTGGCCCGCTATCAGGGTACGCTTCAGCCACTGGCACAACAGGAACTGAGAGGATAACAATGGCTTCCGATAACCTGGTCAGTATCACCATTAACGATAAATCCCTGCGCCGGAGCCTCCGTGCGCTGGATCTTGCTGCCACAGACCTGGAGCCCGCGATGCGCAAAATCGCCGGAACCCTGCTGGCGGAAACACAGTTTAACTTTCTTGATGAGGGGCGTCCGGGGTGGATCCCCTCGCTGGCAGCGGAAGAACGTGACGGGCAGACACTGCAGGATACCGGGCGTCTGATGGGGTCAGTATCAACCGACCATGACGACCGGCAGGCTGTTGTGGGGACCAACGTTGTTTACGGTGCCATTCACCAGTTCGGGGGTAAAACGGGGCGTAATGAGTCTGTTGAACTTCCGGCCCGCCCGTTCCTGCCGGTGACGGGGGATGGAGAACTACAGCCTGAAGTGGTAATCCCCATCCTCGATACCATTGTCCGCCATCTTGAATCAGCGGCCCGTCGCTGAGTTTTCTCTCTTCAGGCGGGTGATTTATCATTGCCAGCGAATGAGGGGCTGTATTACCTTTATAAAGGCTTTACAGCCTCTGTTTTATAACCGCCTCCGGTTCACCGCATTGCTTTCCCTGTCCTTCTCCCCTGATGTTTTCTAAAGCAGATTAAAATCGCCGGGCCTGCATTTCTCACAAACTGTCTCCGACAACATAACGCGGGACAGCAAAATGTCAGCCATTCACATTTTTAAAGCCGGTACTCATACCGATATGCACGGCAAAAAACTGCCGTTCACGCCAGACGATCTTGCCGCCTGCGTGAAAGCCTATGACCCGTCCGTCCATGAAGCACCACTCGTGATTGGTCATCCCAGAACGGAAGACCCGGCGTGGGGCTGGGTGAAAGCCCTGTCGCTCAGCGGCGTCGATCTGATGGCAGAGCCTGCCCAGCTGGACCCGCAGTTTGCTGAGATGGTCACCGACGGACGATTCAAAAAAGTGTCCGCCTCTTTCTACCTCCCGGATTCACCGTCCAATCCGAAGCCCGGCGTGCTCTACCTTCGCCATGTGGGCTTTCTCGGGGCACAGCCACCTTCCGTCAAGGGGCTGAAACAGGTGTCCTTCAGTGAGCAGGAAGAAGGTGTGGTGGAGTTCGCCGACTGGCAGGCCATCACGAATGCCTCCCTGTGGGGAAAGCTGCGCGATTTTCTGATCGCCCGCTTCAGTCTGGACGAGGCAGAAAAAGTCCTGCCGGAATGGCAGCTCAACAGTCTGCGCGAAGAGGCGTACCGCGACACACTGTCGCAGGATGCAGCAGGTGCACAATTCAGTGAGACAGGCCCGGGGCCGTCTTCCGCAAGTAACGAGGAATCATCGATGACAAAAGAAGAGATTGAAGCCCTTCAGGAGGAGAACCGCCGCCTGAAGCAGCAGGCTGCTGATCGCGATGCGCGTGATGCACAGGTCAGACAGGAGCAACTGCATAAGGACAATGTGGCCTTTGCAGAAAAACTGGTCGCAGAGGGCCGTCTGGCTCCCCGCGCCTCCTCCGTGGTGGTTGCCCTGCTGGATGCCGTCGCCGGTGGCGACAAGCCGGTGGAGTTTGCTGAGGGGGAAAGCCGCACACCGCTGGCCACCGCCTTTCGTTCATTGCTCTCCGACGGGGAGCCGGTGATGAATTTCGCCGAACAGGCCACAAAAGAGCGTGTCGGCGACACGGTGAAGGTGGATGTGGCAGAGTTTGCGGAAGCCGATCCTGAGCGTCTGGCCCTGCATCAGAAAGCAGTGGCCCTGTCCAAAAAAGAAGGCATCAGCTATGAGGCTGCTGTCGCACGCTGCCTGTAATTTAAGGAGAGAGCATGTCTGATTACTTAAAAGGTAAACGTGTCGTTGATCCGGTACTGACCAGTATCGCCCGTGGCTATAAAAATGCCGCATTCATCGGCGAACGTATTTTCCCCGTCGTGCTGACGGACAAGGAAGGCGTGCGTGTACCGACCTTCGGGAAAACCGCCTTTGTGGAATATGACACCGAGCGTGCCGTCGGGGCGGACAGCAATGTTCTGGTCCGTGAAAAAACAGGCACGCTGGACCTGGTGCTGGGTGAACACGATCTGGCTGCGCCGGTGGACTATCGCGAGCAGGCGGAGTCCATGTTTAACGAAGAGAGCAAGGCCATCCGTCGCGCCACGAATGGCGTGAACCTGCGCCGTGAACTTATCGCTGCCCGTCTGGCTCAGGATGAAAAGGTCTACCGTACCGGGCACGTCAAAAAACTGACAGCCAGTGATCGCTGGGCCGGTGGTAAGGGGGACCCCATCGGGGTGATTGAAGCCGGTATGGAAGCGGTCCGTACGGCCACGGGGCTGCGTCCTAACCTGATGACCATGGGGGCCGGCGTGATGGCGCTGCTGAAGTTCCACCCGGCGATTCAGGCCGCCATCGGAGCCAACGAACGCAAGCGCATCACCACAGAAATCCTGCAGGACCTCTTTCAGATCGAAGAGATCGTC